ATATCGCCGAAGGTAAAATTAAACGACTTATTGTAAATATGCCACCCAGGCATACAAAATCAGAATTTGCTTCTAATTATTTACCCGCTTGGATGATTGGAAAGAATCCAGATTTAAAAATAATTCAAGCTACCCACACAGCAGAACTGGCTATACGATTTGGTCGTAAAGCTAAACATGTTATCGATTCTCCTGAATATCAAGAAATTTTTGATACAACCCTGCAAGAAGATAGTAAGGCAGCAGGTCGCTGGGAAACTTCACAAGGCGGTGAGTATTTTGCAGTCGGGGTTGGAGGCGCCATGACGGGAAGAGGAGCTGATCTTCTGATCATTGATGACCCACACAAAGAAAAAGATTTATTAAGTAGAGACTCTTTTGATAAAGCATATGAATGGTACACCTCTGGACCCCGTCAGCGTTTACAGCCCGGAGGCCGGATCGTCTTAGTTATGACGCGTTGGTCTACAAGAGATCTAACGGGTGCATTACTCAAGGCTCAGGGAGAAGTAAAAGGAGACCAATGGGAAGTGGTTGAATTTCCAGCCATTATGCCATCAGGAGATCCTGTTTGGCCTGAGTATTGGAACCTAGGTGAATTAGAATCGGTGAAAGCTTCTATTAGCATCGGTAAATGGAACGCTCAATACATGCAAACTCCAACTGCTGAAGAAGGAGCTCTTATTAAACGAGCCTGGTGGAAAGATTGGAAAGATGAAAAACCCCCTAAACTGAGTTTTATTATTCAAAGCTACGACACAGCTTTTATGAAAAAAGAAACTGCTGACTTTTCTGCAATTACAACGTGGGGAGTCTTTGAAAAAGAAGGCAGCGGTCAAAATGCAATTTTACTAGATGCTTTCAAAGGTCGGTATGAATTTCCAGAATTAAGGCGTTTAGCTCATGAAGAATATTTACATCATCGTCCAGATATTGTTTTAATCGAGGCCAAGGCTTCAGGGATCCCTCTGACTCATGAACTTAGAAAAATCGGAATCCCAGTTATTAACTATACACCGTCAAAAGGAAATGATAAACACGTAAGAGTGAATTCCATAGCCCCGCTTTTTGAAGCAGGAAAAATTTGGGCCCCTATGCATGAGCATTTTGCCCAGGAAGTAGTGGAGGAGTGCGCGGCATTCCCGCATGGTGATTATGATGACTATGTGGACTCGACAACGCAAGCGATCATGCGTTTAAGAGGTGGAATGTTTATAACTCATCCTGAAGATGTTAAGGATGAAAAAATTGAGAGAACCGGATTAAACTATTATGGCTAAACAACTCGTATTAAAAAATTTAATGAAATTGGCTCAAGGGATTGGAGCAAATCCTCAAAAATTTATTGGGACTCGAACCAATATTAGTTTTTTAGGAAAAGGCCCCACTAAGAATCCCTTGTTCCAGGGCCCTTTACGAGGAATAGAGTCGGCAACTGAAGCGCAGCTAGGACCCAGAGAAAGTATCATCGAAGCAGTTGAAGATGCTATGGGTTTTGCAACCGCTAACAAATTAAACAGTATTCAAATCAGAGCCTTAGAGCTTAACCTTGAAGGTATTAACAAAATTTATAATCCACCGGTTCTACCGATGGCAAGCGTAACGGACATGGTTCCAGGGATCGAGGGCCTGAGAAGATTTCCAAAAGAAACTCATAAATTTATGGGCCGACCTCTGAAGGACAAAGACTTCATTGAGATTGAGAAATTGGCCAAGGAAGGAAAATTAGGACATCAAAATCCTGAGATGTACGGAAAAGCAGAACCAGGAAGTACTATGGCTCAAGCAATTGATGAATCTGTTAACATTAAACCAGGATTAAAATTTTTTGATGGTGCTGAACTTCCTCAAAAAACGTACGCAGCACGAGCAACGATGTATAAACTTTTAGATATGGAAGCAGGACAAGGAGGACTAACATTAAGAGAAATTATGTCTCCGCAAGATTTAAAGATGCTTCTGGAAGGAGGAGGCGGAGTTAAAGGAGATATGATCGCTATGTTTGCAAAATATTTTGGAAACGCTGCGACTAAACAACTTCCAAGCGTAACCGCGCCTGGAGTTATCGCCGAATTCGCTACACAAGTGATACGAAAAAAAGATAGTCTGGGAAGAGGTATAAATGATCCATTTTTTAGACCAGAAGACTTTGCTCATGGTGGTCTTGCAAGGATCTTGGAGATATAATGGCTAGATTATTGGGCGGCGTTAAAGGCGATTTCAGAGGGGGTGGTTCTTGGGTATTTACATTTGGACGTTATGGTTATCCGAATTATATAACAGAAAGATTTACTGTAGCAGAATATGGCTCTTCTGCCAAAGCAAAAGCTGCTGCGTTAGCTTATCAAAAACAAATACAACCAAAATTAGTATGGGCCCCTAAGGGAAGTAAATATGATGCACTATATAAAAATACTCAAAGTTTTAAAAACTATATCGGGTTATCTTACAAAGATTTTTTAAAAAAAACAGGGAGTGACAAAAGAAACGCTTTTTTAAAGTGGCAAACTGAGAAAACTAAAGTAAGTAAACCTGGATATACAACTACTTCCACAGAACTTGCAAAAAAATTAGGTATTACGGAAAACGTTTTAACTACTTATTCCGGGAAATCAGGATCTAAATATTCAAATGCGCCCAGATCTTTTGTAAAAAAACATTTTCCTTTTATTACAACAAGTAGAGGAGGTGGTGGTACACTTGGAGGAACAATAAATCTTTATAAAGATCCTACAGAAAATGTTTTAAAAAAATGGGAAGCTCTTCAAAAATCAACAATGATTAATAAAGAGACTGTAAAAGGTGTCTCTGAAATAGAAAAGATATTTAGAAATGATATTGTTACCAAAAAACTTTTGCCAGATATTACAGAAGTAATTAGTAAAACTTCTCTTAATACTCCATCAAAAGCAGCATATGGTATGGCTCTGTACTCTAGGGCTTTAAGAGGAGAATCTTTTAGAAGAGATTTACCAGTCAAAGTAAATGAAAATGCTGGAAAGAGACTTATAAATCAACTTGGAGCGGATAATTTCAGAAACAGTTATAGAGCACAGTTTTATAATTTAGCTTTAGATAATGTAAATAAATTATACAAACAAAATGGGACACTAAAATCTTTTAGGACAGCTTTTTCTACAGAATTAAGAAAAGCAATGCAATTAACGGGGAACCAAAAGATTCCATATAATATCAATGAAGTAATTAGTTTAAGCGCAGGTGAAGTTAGAGGGGTCCAACCTTTCAGTGTTTTTGTTGATGCAACTTCAGCTAAAGTTAATTCAGGGGCTTTAGCGGGATACCAAGGTCAGCTTTCTAAAAGATTACAAGAAGTTCAAGACTTACTTGCGGAAGGTAAAACATCTAAAGCTAAGGAGGCAGCCGCTAAATTATTAAAAACACAAGAAGCCACTACTGCAAATTTATTAAAACAAGGTTTTACTAAGACTCAAATAAATCAATTAAATTTACCTGAAATTAAAGTTGGTAAAACAATTGATCCAAAAATTTATTCTCCAGAAAAATTAGCAAGATGGAAAAAAGCGGGACTGGATATTGGCCAGTTTGTAAAAGATAAGGGCTATTACATTGATGTTAAGAAAGCTAAACCGTTTTGGGAAAGTAATGTTAAAAACACAATCGTAGAAGCTGCAAAACATAATATTGGAAATGTTTGTGGTATTTTTAAAGGACGAATTGCTTATAGTGCAGAGGGCGGTCGAATAGGGTTTCAGGGAGGTTGCGCTGGGGAAATGACTGCAGCCATGGAGACAAATGCAAAAGGAACTTTACAACAAATAACTAAGACTGAAGGGATTCTTCCTAAGTTTCAAAACGCAGCCATAAACTTTTTAAAGATGTTGGGTAAAGGAGGCGCGAGAGCTGCGCCGCTAGCAGGACTTGCTGTGGCAGGAGCAGCGATAGAACCGTTAGTGAAACAATTTGTAGCAGACGACCCAGAAACTTATTTAACAGATGAAAATCAAATGAAAGGAATGCTCCTTGCAACAATTGAAGGAGAGACTCCAAAAGTTGATGAAGAAATTTTAAAATGGCAACTACCAGCATTAGGAGCAGCAACAGCTACGGGCGCGATTCCTGGTGCCCGAGAAGCGTATCGAGCACGAAGAGGAGTAGGACCTACAGGACCTTTACCAGAAGGTGTAGGTAAAGTTAGAGCAGCTTTAGGAATTAAAGGTGTTTTAGGAAAAGCTTTAGGAGCAACTTTTTCTCCATTAGCGGTAGCCGCAACATTACCCATGGACATTGCAGCCCAAAAATCAGGCGGCACTGAGGTGGGAGATATTGCAACTGATCCATTGAATTGGATGGGACCTGCGTTCATGAGCTCGGGATATGAAGCGGCGAAAGCAGGAATTAAGAATCCAATCTTGTTAAGAGCCCTAAGAATGGGAATAAGTCCCGGAGCCCTGAGAATGATATCAAGTAAATTTGGTTTGCCAGGTCTGGCAATTAGTGGTGGAATGTGGGGCTATGATAAATGGAAAAATAGAAATAAAGATGACGAATAAAACATTAGTTAAAAATATGCCCAATGTGAAATGGAAGGAAATCCCACCTCTAAAGGGACCCAATCCACAAGGGTTGAATGTCCCTTTAAAACAAGTTAAAAGTGTGTTAACCTCGGAGAAAATTAATGGCAAGAGACGATAGAATCGACAAAGGTCTACCGAACGTAGATCCAGAAGTCGTATTACCTGAAGAACAACTCGTTGTAACTGAAGAAGATAAACTATCGGAGGTAACTCCTGATGGTGCTGAAGTTGTTATGGACGAAGAAGGCGGAGCGGAAGTTAATTTCGATCCCATGGCTGAACAACAGGCTGGTGGAGATCATAACGCCAATATAGCCGACTTACTTCCCGAAGGTGTTTTAGGGCCAATCGGTTCGACTTTAAATGAAAATTACATGCAGTATAAAACTTCCCGTAAGGATTGGGAAGACACTTATACAAAAGGCTTAGATTTATTAGGATTTAAATATGTGAATCCCACACAACCATTTCAGGGAGCAAGTGGTGCAACGCATCCCGTGCTTGCTGAAGCGGTAACCCAGTTTCAAGCGCAAGCTTATAAAGAATTACTTCCTGCTATGGGTCCGGTACGGACTCAAGTTTTAGGAAGACCGAGTAGACAAAAAGAAGAACAGTCTCAACGTGTTAAAAATTTCATGAATTACCAACTCATGGATATTATGAAAGAGTACGAACCCGAGTTCGATCAAATGCTCTTTTATCTACCGTTAGCAGGATCCGCTTTCAAAAAAGTTTATTACGATGAACTTTTAGGACGAGCGGTTTCTAAATTTGTACAAGCTGACGATTTAATTGTCCCGTATACGGCTACCTCATTAGCCGATGCGGAGGCGGTTATTCATGTTATCAAAATGTCAGAAAATGACTTAAGAAAAAAACAAGTTAATGGCTTTTATAGAGATATCGAAGTTAAACCTGGATATGACCAAGAAACAGAAGTAGAGAAAAAAGAAAGAGAGTTAGAAGGAGTTAGAAAAACAAGAGACGAAGACGTTTTTACAATTCTTGAATGTCACGTTAATTTAGATATTGACGGGTTCGAAGATATGAAAGATGGAGAACCCACAGGAATTAAACTTCCTTATATCGTGACAATTGAAGAAGGATCAAGACAAGTTTTATCGATCAGACGAAACTATAAACAAGAAGATCCTTTAAAAAATAAAATACAATATTTTGTTCATTTCAGATTTTTACCTGGAATGGGTTTTTACGGTTTTGGTTTAATTCATATGATTGGCGGTTTATCAAGAACAGCAACAACTGCTCTACGTCAATTATTAGATGCAGGAACGTTAAGTAATCTTCCTGCAGGTTTTAAACAAAGAGGAATACGTGTAAGAGACGAGGCCCAAGCAATACAGCCCGGCGAATTTAGAGATGTAGATGCACCTGGTGGAAACATCAAGGATGCTTTTATGACTTTACCTTTCAAAGAACCATCACAGACATTATTGTCGTTGATGGGAATTGTTGTCCAAGCAGGACAAAGATTTGCCGCCATCGCTGATATGCAGGTCGGGGACGGCAACCAGCAGGCCGCTGTTGGTACGACCATCGCACTCTTAGAACGAGGTTCCAGAGTCATGTCAGCGATTCATAAACGATTGTTTGTGGGGCTTAAACAAGAATTTAATTTGTTAGCCGGCGTATTTAAAACTTATTTGCCTCCTGAATATCCGTATGATGTTGTTGGAGCACAACGAAACGTTAAAGTTACAGACTTTGATGACAAAGTAGATATTGTTCCTGTTGCGGATCCAAATATTTTTTCTCAATCTCAAAGAATTTCTATGGCGCAAACAGAATTACAACTAGCTATGGCTAATCCACAGCTTCATAATTTGTACGAAGCTTTTTATACTATGTATACTGCGATCGGAGTGAAAGAAATTGATAAAATTTTACCTCCTCCACCACAACCAACACCTTTAGATCCGGCAGTAGAGAATATTATGGCTTTATCAAGCAAACCTTTCCAAGCTTTTAAAGGTCAAAACCATCAAGCGCACATTACATCGCATTTAAATTTCATTTCTACAAATTTAGCGCGAAATAATCCAGCGATTTTAGGTGCTTTGGAAAAAAACTGCTTTGAACACATTTCAATGATGGCTCAAGAACAAGTTGAAGTAGAATTTAGAGAAGAAATAATGAAATTACAGCAAATGCAACAAATGGCGCAACAAAATCCCCAAATGCAACAAAATCCGCAGTTTCAACAACAGATAATGCAGATTTCGATGAAAGTTGAAGCCAGAAAAGCAACTTTAATTGCTGAAATGATGCAAGAATTCAAAGATGAAGAGAATAAAATCATGGGTCAGTTCGGAAACGACCCAATTGCTAAATTGAAAGCAAGAGAACTTGATTTAAGAGCAATGGATGACCAAAGAAAACGAGAAGAAGGTCAAGAAAAACTTAATTTAGATAAATCCAAGCAATTGATGGGTCAAGAACAGTTTGACGACAAATTAGAACAGAATGAAGAGCTCGCTGAACTTAGAGCGGATACTTCTATTCAAAAACAACAAATGGCTAATCAAGTCAAAGTATATTCTGATAGGATGAAACGTAAAGATGTTAAAACCTTGAAAGGCCCTAGAAGATAGTATATTAATTTAAAAGGAGAAAATTATGGCAAAAACAGAAGTAGGAGTTCCAGAAGGAGGAAAAAAGTACAAGCCACAACTTGATACTAGTCGTAACGACCCTCGATCTGAAATCATTACTAACGCAGATAGTGTACCTAGCAAAATAGATGTAGGAACCAAAGTTAAGGTTCAAGGTACTGGAGCAATGCTAAAATCTAAAAGTAAGACAGCAACTTGGTTCTAGTATGTGGTTCAGTGCTATTAAACTAGCTCTTAACGCAGGTAGTCACATTTATAAAAAGCGTCAAGAGACAAAGATGGCTATGGCTGATGCGCAGCATATGCACGCGCAGAAGATGGCCCGAGGTGAGGAATCTTACCAGGGCAAACTTTTAGAATCCCGAGACAAAGATTATAAGGACGAGGTCGTTTTAGCGATTCTCACACTGCCCATAATAATTTTGGCCTGGGGGGTTTGGTCGGACGATCCGGCCGCTATGACCAAGATAAATCTCTTTTTTGAGCATTTCAAAGCGCTTCCCTCATGGTTTACAAATTTATGGATACTTGTATGCGCCAGCATATTTGGTATAAAGGGAACACAGATATTTAGGGGTGGTAAAAAATAAACTTGCATTTAATAATTATGTATAATAACAACTAACAAGGATAAAAGTATGTCAAAAAAATCGAGAAAACGAAATAAAAAAATTTTAGCTGCACTAGCTTTAGCAGGTGGAGCAGCCATGATGGCAAAAGGAAGAAAGAAAGCATCTATAGCAGATATGGATGACGCCGGTATTGGAGTAACACATTCAGCTTTAAAAACACCTTACATTACTAAAAAAGATAAAACTGCTATTATTCCAAAGAAAAAACCAGTAGACGACAGTTGGCTAGACACACCAAGAGGACCTCACGGTGCTGGAGGCAAAGGAGATATGTGGAGAAGAATTAAGGATCAAAAGTACGAAACGGGAGAACACTATACTCCTAATCTTTCCCCATATACACCAAGAGTTCATAGCAGAATGGTTAAAAGCGCTGATGGTGGCAGAATTGGTGCTAAAAAAGGTGGAAGAGTTACTGGAATTGCAAAACGTGGTTTTGGTAGAGCTTTAATGAAGGGTAAAAAATAATGAGAGACGATTTTGGAACAAGACCTTATACACCCAGATTTCCTTATTCTAAAGGAATGAAAAAAGGTGGAAAGGCAAAGAAGCAAGGATACAAAGATAGAAAAGATGAATCCATTGCAATGAGAATTAAAAAGAAAAGAACACCAGCACAATTAAAAGCAAGTCGTGATGAATCTTATGGAAGATTTGGTTCGTCTGCTAAAAAATCTGGAAAGATAAATAAATAATTCAGTGCCCCAATATTTTGATTCAACTGCGCAGTCCCCGATGAAGACTAAAAGAAGTATTTATGCTTCTGGTGGTCGTGTTGCCTTAAAAAAAGGTGGCAACGGTAAATGGATTCAGAAAGCTACAGCTTCAATTAAGAGAAGAGGAACTGAAGGAAAGTGTACTCCTATTACAAAACCAGGATGTACCGGTCGTGCTAAAGCATTGGCAAAAACATTTAAAAAAATGGGAAGAGAAAGAAAAGCATCATAATGAGTATAAACGGAAAAGTTAAATGGTTTAATCCTACCAAAGGATTTGGATTTATCGAAAGAGACGATAAAGAAAAAGATGTGTTTGTTCATGTGTCTGCATTAAAAAGTGCAGGTATGGATAGGCTTGACGAAGGTCAAGCTCTGACTTTTGAAGTTGAGCAAGGTCCGAAAGGTACCAATGCAGTTAATCTGCAGAAAACATCTTAGTGCCTTTTAAATCAGAAAAACAAAGACGTTATTTATGGAAGAATGAGCCCAAGATAGCGCGTGAATGGACAAAAGCTTATGGAAGTAAACCAGTTAAAAAGAAGAAGAAAACAAAAAGGAGAAAAAAATAATGGAAGACTTTGTATTTGTAGATAAAATTAGACGAATTATTAAAATGCGTCACGATGATGTTGTTGCAGCCCTGGTTTCGGGAGGTGTTGACAATATGGAAAAATATCAGTATATGTTAGGACAGATACGAACATATCAGTATCTAAGTCAGGAAATATCCACCCTGCTAGAAAAAAAGGAGCAAAAGAACAGTGACGGAACAGTTATCAGTATCAAACCAAAAGGAAGTCCCAAAACATAAGGCGGCTCTCCAAGAAAAATACGATAAAGAACCTAAAAAACCTAAAAAAGATTTAACATCCGAAACAGCTAAGTTGCCAATTCCTACGGGATGGCGATTATTGGTTCTTCCCTTCAAGCATAAACAAAAAACTAAAGGTGGAATTATTATAACTGATGACGCTTTAGACCGAGCTCAAGTAGCCTCAACTTGTGGACTTGTTTTATCCGTTGGGCCTCAGGCTTATAAAGATAAAGAAAGATATCCCGAAGGACCGTGGTGTAAAAAAGGTAATTGGGTTATTTTTGCAAGATATGCAGGATCTAGAATTAAAATAGAGGGGGGTGAAGTTAGGCTTTTAAATGACGATGAAGTTTTAGCGACCGTGGATGACCCTGAAGAAATATTCCATGAAATGTAACCATAGGGAGGAACTATGCCAGAAGAAAAAGTAAGAAAAGAAGATTTAGTTGATGTCGGTGATGCTGATGAAAAATCAACCGAAATTGATTTAGATAAAAAAACAGAGGAAACAAATGCAGAAACTGATAGTAAGGACGATAATAAGTCCGATGATACATTGGAGAAATCTGATAAGCAGCCTGATGTTCAAGATAGCGAACAAAAGACTGAAGAAAAAGTTGAAGAAGTAAAAGAAGAACAGACAGAACAAAAGAAAGAGATGGAAGAGTATGGTGAAGGCGTTCAAAAACGTATAGCCAAACTTACTAAAAAAATGCGTGAAGCAGAGAGACAAAAAGAAGAAGCTGTTTCTTATGCTAGACGTGTTATGAGAGAAAGAGACGATCTTGGCAAACAGGCAAGTGATTTAGATCAGGGATACACTACTGAAATGGAAGGAAGAATTAAATCTTCCCTTGCAGCAGCCCAAGCTAAATTATCAACTTCACGTGAAACTGATGATAAAAAAGCTGAAGTGGAAGCCTTAACTGCAATCTCTCAATTAGGATATGAGCAAGCTAAACTTGCAGAAATGAAAAGCAGACAACAGATGGAAGAAACTGCTAGAGAGACTGCAAGAAAACAAGGACCCGCAGTTCAGTATCCAACTCAACGAACCCCGCCACCAGATCCAAAAGCAGAGGATTGGGCGGAAAAAAATGAATGGTTTGGCAAAGATAATGCCATGACCTACACAGCTTTTGATCTACATAGGAAGCTTACTGAAGAAGAGGGATTTGATCCAAAGTCAAATTCTTATTATGAGGAAATTGATAAAAGAATAAAGCTTGAATTCCCTCATAAATTTGGTAAGGTAGAACAACAGATTAGTAAACCTACACAAAACGTTGCTTCTGCAACGCGTAGTTCAAAGACTGGTCGCAAAACTGTGAAACTCACATCCTCACAGGTAGCAATCGCTAAAAAATTGCGTGTGCCACTAGAAGAGTATGCAAGACAATTAAGACTCACGGAGGGAGAATAGCATATGAAACAAGAAGAAAA